TCAATGTCGAGAATTACTAATGAAGCACAAGATGCAAACAGCACACCCGAAATCATGTATATGACCTATTTTGATACACCAAACTCAACGTCGGCAATTGATTACAAAATTGGTATATACCCAGATCAATCACAAACACTTTACATTAACCAAACCGTGAACCAAGGCGATTTGGTTAATTATGAGAATGGTGTTTGCTTCATTAGTGCTACAGAGATCGCAGGATGAGTGCGATGAAACAGACATTGGAAGTAACACCGGAACTGCGTGTAGCACTTGATCTTGAAGCGCATGAAAAAGAGTGTGCAATACGTTATGCGGCAGTAGAAGAAAAACTTAATACGTTAGACAAACGTATGTGGAGACTAGAAGCAATGATAATGGGATCAACGATAGTAATTGTTGGTCTTGCTCTCACTATGATAGGAAAAATGTGAGGTAAAACAAAATGATAGCTGAAACCTTGGCTGGAATAGCCTTGGTAAAGAGTGCTGTTGAGGGCATTAAATCAGCAATCAATACCGCAAATGATATAAGCGATATTGCTTCTCACATAGATAATTTATTTGAAGGTGAGAAACAAATACAAAAGAAACGATCTAAAAAGTCTGGCGTCTCACTCGGAGATCAATTTGGAATTAAATCAGTTGCTCAAGAAGTGATTGACGCTAGGCTTGCTCAAGAAAAAATGCAAGAAATGAAGCAGCTAATTGATATGCGCTTTGGACACGGCACTTGGCAAGGTATTGTTGATGAGCGAGCCAGGCGTATTCAAGAAGCTAAAGAAGCTGCTGCTAAAAGAAAACGTGAACAAATTCAAAGACATAATGAATTAATGGAAACTCTTAAAATAGTTATGGTTGTAGGTGTTGTTGTATTAGTTACACTAATGTCACTCATAGGTATTTTTATGACAAGGTAAAACAAATGTTTAAAGTAATTGTTTTAGCCTGTAGCGTCATGAATCCTGAACAATGCTGGGAATACCATGATACTAGAGGCCCATACGAAAGGTATGAACAGTGTACAACTCGTGCATATGAAATGGGTAATATGATACGCGAAATTCATGAGGGGTCACTTCAACCTGTAAAATATAAGTGCGAACAACTAAAAGGACAACAACTATGATACAAGCTTTAATTGGGCCTGTTACTGGCTTGCTAGATAAATTTATTCCTGATGCAGACGAGAGGGCAAAGTTAGCACATGAAATAGCTACAATGTCAGAACGACATGCCCATGAGCTTGCTAAAGGACAACTTGAAATTAATAAAGCAGAAGCGCAAAGCCGTAATATTTTTATTGCTGGCTGGAGACCTTTTATTGGGTGGACTTGTGGCATTGCTTTGTTTTGGCACTTTGTAGGTGTACCTGTTACTCTTTTCTTTGTAAGTTGGTTTGCTATTGAAATACCAACGCTACCTTCTTTTGACATGGAAAGTCTTATGACTGTTCTTATGGGTATGCTTGGTCTTGGCGGTCTTCGTACATTTGAAAAGGTAAAAGGTAAAACAAAATGAATATAGACCAGCTAAGAGAGGAGCTAAAAGTAGATGAAGGAGTTAAGTACGAGATCTATCTCGATCATCTTGGTCTCCCTACTTTTGGTATTGGCCATCTTATTCTTGATAGCGATCCTGAGTATGGACAGGAAGTTGGCACACCAGTCTCAGAGGATAGAGTCAATGAGTGCTTCGCTAAAGATGTCAAACTCGTGTTATCGGAGTGCAAGAAGCTATATGTCAATTTCGAGCTTCTGCCTAGTGAAGTCCAATTAATTATTGCTAATATGATGTTTAATATGGGTTATCCTAGGCTTAGTAAGTTTAAAGGTATGCGAGCAGCAATAGATGCTTGCGATTGGAATCGAGCAGCAGATGAGATGGTTGATAGCCGTTGGTATCGGCAAGTAACTAATAGAGCAGATAGATTAGTTAACCGTATGCGCAGTATATAAAACGCCCTTATACGGGGAGAAACGTTCATTATATATTATAGAGGTTAACTATGAGAAACACAGAGTACCAAGGCCCGTCAATGCCTATTTCTGAAGAAATTGACAAAATGAAATATAGACTAGAAGGTGAAACATTTGATGGAAAGATTAAGCGCATAGCAAAGGCACTCTGTGATGGAATTGAACATCAATATAAGCTAGAAGATATTTTAGGTAATCGTAGGTTCTTACCTGCTGGTCGCGTTCAAAACGCTATGGGTAGTCCTCGTATTACTACTGCTTATAACTGTTTTGTCTCTGGTATTATTGACGACTCGATGGATAGCATTATGCTTCGCGCTACACAAGCAGCAGAGACAATGCGAAGAGGCGGTGGTATTGGTTATGACTTTAGTCGTATCAGACCTCGTGGTGAAATGATTGTTTCTCTTGAGTCACAAGCTAGTGGCCCTGTTTCTTTTATGGGTATCTTTGACGCTATCTGTCAAACAATTGCTAGCAGTGGTCACAGGCGTGGCGCACAAATGGGTGTGCTTCGTGTTGACCACCCAGATATTTATGATTTTATTCGTGCTAAACGTAATAACGATAAGCTAACAGGCTTTAATGTTTCTGTTGGTATTACAGATAAGTTTATGACTTGTCTTGAAGAAGGCAGTCTTTTTCCCCTAGAGTTTGAAGGAAAAGTTTATGACTTAATTGATCCACAAGATTTGTGGGATGAGATTATGCAGTCTACTTGGGATTGGGCTGAGCCTGGTGTGTTGTTTATTGATCGCATTAATGAAATGAATAATCTACATTATTGTGAAAAGATTGAAACAACCAATCCTTGTGGAGAACAGCCATTGCCACCTTTTGGTGCGTGTTTGCTTGGTTCGTTTAACCTCACTAAGTATGTACTAGATGACACATATGGTGAGCATACTTTTAATTATCCAGAGTTTATGGAAGACATTAAGCATGTTGTACGTGCTATGGATAACGTAATTGATAGAACTATTTACCCACTTAAGGAACAAGAAGATGAAGCACGAAACAAACGAAGAATGGGACTTGGTGTCACGGGTCTTGCAAACGCAGGAGAACTCCTCGGATATCCATACGGCTCTGATAAATTCCTTGCTTGGATGGCTACCGTGTTCAAGACTCTACGAGACGAAACATACCGAGCATCAGCAGAATTAGCTAACGAAAAAGGAGCTTTTCCATTATATAATCAACAATACTTAGAAAGTAAATTTATTAAGACACTCAGTGAGGACGTAATTGAGTTAATTAAAGCAAATGGTATTCGTAACAGCCATCTCACTTCTATTGCACCTACAGGAACTATTAGTATCTGTGCAGATAATGTGAGTGGCGGTATTGAGCCTGTCTTTAATCATTATTATGATCGAACAATTCAAACGTTCGATGGTCCTAAAGTTGAGCGCGTTATGGATTATGCTTATTCAAAAGGAGTTGAAGGTAAAACAGCTAATGAGATTAGCGTACAAGATCATCTTAAAGTTCTTCTACTAGCACAAGCATACGTTGACTCAGCATGTTCTAAAACTTGTAATGTAGGAGATGACGTCACATATGATGAGTTCAAACAGGTCTATGTTGATGCCTGGAAGGGCAACGCGAAAGGATGCACAACGTTCCGACTTAGTGGTAAGAGGTTCGGGATCCTTAACAACAAAACCGTGGAAGAAGAAAAGGCGGTACCTAGCGAGACTCAGGAAGTGGCTCAAGAAGAAGGAAAGGCAGAGGCTTGCTTTTTCGACCCGATTACTGGCCAAAAAGAGTGTGCTTAACACTAATTAGCGGAGGAGTTTATGGCAGAAGAAGTTATTTCTGTTGTCGATATTGCATCGAAAGGGGTTGTCATTGATACTCCTCCCGTTGCCTTAGCTCAAAATATATTTACAGATGTAAAAAATGTAAGATTTAAAGATGGCGCTGTTAAAAAAATGCCTGGAGAGTTACTCTTAAATAATGTAACAGGCGCAACAGGTCAAGCAAAGTATATTGCTGTATGGGAAAACCCTAATAAACAACCTGATGGTGTATACTATGTATATGTAACTGATAAAGTTTCTTCAGGTGTTGTAGTTGGTCAACAAATTTTTATTCAAGATCATCTTGGAAATAAAGTAGATGTAACACCTTCTTCACTTAATAGTGGTAATGGTTTTCAAGCTACAGATGATGGTTGGCAACATACACTTTTTAGTGGTGGTTTTACTTTTATTATTAATAACGGTTTAGACAAACCACACTATATTCTAGATACTCCTGGAAATACTTCGCTTAGCAATCTTGTATTAGCAGAGCTTCCAGGATGGGATAGCTATAACGTTTCACAGGTAATTGTAGATGATGTGTTTACGGCCTCTTCTACTAGTGTATTTGATTTAGGTCAAAAAGTAAACTTTGTAAGTAACTATATTACAGTTACAGGTACTGCTAATAAAACAGCGCAAGCAGGTAGCCCAGCAGGTACAGGCACTGTTAATGGTGTTAACTTTGTACCTGGAGCTTTACCTAGCCCTGCACCAACTATTACAAGTAATAACTTTCAAATTTATACTGATCCAGCTACTAATACAACTGTTCTTGTTGTTGGTAATTTAACAGTAGGTGATTCAGTTAAGGTTACTATTGACTCTAGAAATGCAGTAACTGTACAATGTGGTGTTGTTGAATCATTTGGTAACTTGCTTGTTGCAGGTGACCTTACAGAAAAAGACGGTAACAATGTTATTAGACGATTATCTGGCGTAGTAAGAACTTCTGATCTTGCAGTGCCAGGTTCTGTGCCTAATAACTGGAATCCATTTGCAGCAGGGGTAAGTACTGCTGACGAATTTACCTTGTCAGAAACTAACGTTATTCAAGACATGAAGTCATTACAAGGTAACATGTATATTTATAGTACAGACAGTATACACGTTATGCGCCTTACAGGTAATATTAAAGCACCTGTTGCGTTTTCTCCTGTAACAGATGAATACGGCTGTTTAGTAACAGGTGGCGTTAAAGAATACGATGGTAGACATTTTGTAGTAGGTTCAAATGATATCTATGTATTTGGTGGAAATCCAACTACAATTCAATCACTAGCAAAAGGTAGAATAAAAGAATACTTTTATGATAACCTTAATCCTACGCATGAAGGTCGTTTGTTTATTCTTCAAAATCACCCTGAACAAGAGCTATGGCTTTGTTATCCTACTCTTGCTTCTACTAGCGGTGAGTGTGATGAAGCTTTAATCTGGAACTATAGAGATAATACTTGGACTATTAGAGAACTTAATGATGTTATGGCAGGAGACGTTGGCCCTATTAAGGGTGGCGGTATTCC